ATCGAAATCATCGACCCGTGCGATGCAACGATAGAGTTCGCCCTGGCCGGGCTCTGGCCCGAGGTCCATGCGGCCGGTGCGCGAGGTAAGCTCGACCACCTCGCCGATGCCGGGATCATCATCTGGGTCATCGGACATCGGCACGACGATCCGCCAGATATCCCGCTGCGCGCCGTAGATGCCGAGGAGCCGCGTCGCCTCGGCCGTGGCATCGGCCTGCAGCACCAGACGCGTATCGACGGTGATGGTCGGCGCATTCGGCCATTGCACCAGCACGCTGCTGTTCTCCGCGCTCGCCTGCCGCCATTCCGTGCCGAGGTATTGCGTCCGCACCGGATCGTTCTCCACCACCTGTCCGAACAGATCGCTGCTCGACTGCACGACATCGAGCTGGTCGTAACGGACGATCACCTTCCAGGCCGGCACGCCGCGGCCATCATCGCCGCTCTCGACCCGTTGCGGACTGCCGCCGACGTTGTCATCGAAATCGTACGACGCGACTGCGCTGCCGCTCGGCGGATCGAACCGCCCGACATTGAACATGGTCGCGCTGTCGCTCTGCGGCAGAAACCACGCCCCGATCGAATTGAGCACACGGGCAATAGCATCGTTCGCCGTCTCGGTATCGGTGACAACGATGCCGCACTGCGCGCTGTTGAGCGCATCAAGCGCCGTGACATCGGAAGCCGAGAACGACAGCGTCAGCCCGTAGTTGGTTGCGAACCATGCCAGCATGCGGGTGGCGATCTGCCCCGCCGTCCTGGCCGCCGCGGTCGAACCCTCGACCACATCCGCGGTCACCGCACCGACGGCAGTCGTGCCGAGCCGGAACAGCCCGAGCGCGACACAGGTCACGTAATGTCCTGGCGCGATGGTTGCCGCGAACAGCGCGGGCAGCGTACCAACATTGCCATCGAGGGTCAGCGCAATGCCGCCGTCGTACACCGCGATCGAGAGCACGGGGCCGTCGCTGATTTGCCAGACCAGATCGAAGTGGTTGACGTCGATGGCGCGGACGTTGTGGACGGTGCCCCAAACCTTCTGCTTGATCTGGTCGGTCATATCGGCATCGCCTTCGACGGTGCCCTGGCCGCCGGCAGTGGTGGTGCCGAGATATTTCGCAATTAGCAGTGGCTTGCTCAGATCATCCAAGCGATCGTGGATGATCATGTCGTATTCCTCGAGCGCATTGGTCGATACCAATTGCTCGATCGCGCCGATGAAGCGCGTCACCGCCTGGGCGTAGGGGGTCGCCTCGTTGACCAGGCTCTTGATGGTGACACTGCGGAAGGCGAGATCCTTCCAGTCATCGATCAATTCGCCTGGGCCTGCCTCGCCGTTGACGACGCCGATATTCCCGAACCCGATCTCGGATTGCCCGCGCGTGGTGCCACCGCTGACGCCGTCACCGCTACCGAACATCGCGCGCTCGAGCCGACCGACCGACTTGAGCCGCGCCGAATAGAATTGGTTTGCCGGCGTGTCGTTGGGCCCCGAGCGGATGCCGTGACTTGAAACGTACAGCTTCCCTGGTGCGACCCCGTCATGCACGTCGAACTCGACGAGGAAGATCATGCCACCTTTTTCTCGCCGCGCCGGGTGCGCTGCAGCTTGTTCTGCTCCTCGATCGGCCGGGCGATGATGCCGGCGGCCTCGAGCTGGGTATCGATCAATGCCTTGATGCCACGCATGAGGTTGCGCTCGAGTCCGCGCATCAAGGTGAACATGTTGTCGTTTGACGGGGCGGAAGCGCCGGTGAAGTTCATCGCATTCAATGGACCGACGCCGATGCGCGACACGGTTTTCCGGCTCATGATGTATTCGCCGCCCTCGGCGAAGTGGCCGCCACCGAGCGGGATGCCGCCGGCCGAGTGCCGTGGCCCGGTGAGCAAGCCGCCCATCTCGTGGTTGCTGCCCGGTGCCCAGCCGGCGATCACGCCGGTGTTGCTGCGAATGTTGGGCAGTTCGCTTGTGAAACTTTCCACAAACGGGATCCGGCTCGTGCCCTGCGCGACCGTGACCATCTGTGTATCGGTGCTTGCCGTTGACCCCGCGATTGATAGGGCGCGCGTGTCGATCGACGAAAGCAGGGCGGTAGAGGCATTGATCAAACCCAACTGAGTGACCGCCTGCGCGGTTGATAGCGCCGTGTTTGCGGTGTTCGTGTTGACGGTTGGGATCGTGCTGGTATTCGTCGCGACGGTTGTCGTTCCGGTCTGCGTGCCCTGCGTCGCGGTCTTGATCAGCTCCAACTGCGAGAGTTGACCATCACCATTGAGATCGAGCGTCTGGAAAATGCTTGCCAGCGTACCGCTGGAGAAGCTCGACCCCAACGCCTGGATCATTTCGTTCAGATCGATCGCCTGATCGGTATTGGCATCGATGCTGTTGAAGACCGGCAGCAATGCGCTCGCGATCGCCGTTGCGCTGCCGGATTGGACGGCAATGGTGAGGTTGTTGAACAGCGTCTGCAGCAAGTCCGACTGATCTTCGATCCCGGTTGATACATCCTCTAGCGGCGGGGTGAGTTCATCGACGATGAACTGCTCGGGCGAGACCAGTGATGGCAATGCCTGCAATTGCGAAAGCAGCGTATTGATCAGTGTCTGCCCAGCCGCGCTCGATCCGTAATAGGCACGGACGGCATCGACCAGATCCTGTGCATTCGAGGTGATGCCCTGCAGCGCATCGCGATTGCCCGCCAGTGCCTGGGTATAATTGGTCTGGAATGCGCTCTGCGCCTGTGCCAATCGCGCGGACGGCGATAGCGGCGACTGCGTCCCAGATAGGAAGTTCGAAATCCACTCGCTGATCCGGCGCAGCGCGCCCTGCAGGAAGCGGGTCGCCTCTTCCAAAATGCGCTGGCGCTCCTCGGCCTGCCGGCGCTCCTCCTCGATCTGCTTCTGACGGGCGCGCTCGGCCTCTTCCGCCGCCTTGCGCTGGGCGTCGAGCTGCTGCTGCAACAGCTTGGCGTAGAAATCATTGACGATGTTGAGCCGCTCTTGCGCCAGGGCGGCCTCGAGGGAGGCCATCGCCTGTCCGCCAAGGCGGGCCTCCTCCTCGCGTTCGCGCTGCGCCTGCAGGTCGAAGCGGGCGAGCTGATCCGCCAGCGAATCCGACCGGTGCAATGCGAGGAATAGCCGGTCCTCGTTGGACTGGATCGCGCGTGCGATCTCCTCCATCGAGCGCTTGACGACGTTCGCCGTCTCTTCGACCACGTCGTTGAACTCGTGCAGGCTGGTGCCGGCGAGGCCGAGCGAATTGACCAAGGCCTCGAACGACGCACCGGTCAGCTCGTTCTGGTCGACGATCTTCTGCGCCGACAGCACGAAGAAGGTATCGATCAGCGAGGTCTGGATGCCGAGGTCGGCCGCGTCCTGGCGCATCTGCGCCACCTGCCGCGCCAGATCCTGCGCCTGATTGATCCACTCGCCGCCGGCAAGCGCGTTCACCTGTCGTGTGAGTTCCTCGAGGAACTGTCCCCGCAGCGCATTGATTGATTCAGTGAGCTTCTCATCGATCGCGGCGGCGGCCGCCTCGGCGGACAGGCCGAGTTCGACCATCACCGCCTGCAATTCCTTCGACACGGTCATGAGCCGCGATAGCTCTTTGGCAAACTCGCTCTGCTCCTGTGCCCCCTTCTTCTGCACATTGAGCATGTCCAAGGCAGCGACCTGTGCCGACTGCTGTATCTTCGCAGTCTCCTCGGCGACCAGGGCCCATGCGCCCGTCCGCTCTCCGACGGTGCGGAGACTATCGATCAGACCCGAAACTGAATCGCGGAAAGTTTTGACTGACGCGATAGCGCTGGAAGTTGCACCGCTGAGCCCGCCCTCTGACCGCAGCATTTGGTTAAAGGTGGGAAGTGACTTGAGGAAGTCGCCGATCAACCGGCTGATGGCGGCATTGAACGTGTTCAGCAGGTCCGCATAAGCGGCAAAATTCTGCGCCTTGATTGCTGCCGCCGCGAGTTGATTGAACGAACCCGTCAACGTATCGATGGTGGAGGTCAATGCGCCCTTGGCCAACCCGGCGGCTTCGCGGTTGAAATCTTTCAGTTGCTGCGTCATTGCGGCCCAGGCATCGCGGGCCCGCTGCAGCTCTTCCTCCTGTTTGCGCGCGGCTTCCTGCGCTTTCTTGTCGTCCTCGCCGCTGAACAGCTTGCTGATCAGGCTGATGCCGGCACCGATGCCGGCGGTCGCCAATCCACCAAAACCGGGGATAGCGCCGGCTAGACTGGGAAGCAATTTCTCGATGCTGCCGCCGATGCTTTTTGCAAAATCCTGCGTGCCGATATTGATCAATTGCCTGCCGAGGCCTTCAAGCGCATGTCCGAGCGCCTCGGTGGCAGTCGCGCCGTCCAGCATGCTGTGAATCAGCGTGCTGGCGAAGTTGGACACCGCGTTTTCGACTTCGCTGTAATCCTCCTTCAATTCCTTCAGTTTTGTACCGGCCTGACCGCCAAGCTCCGCGTTTTTCTTCAGCGCTTCCTCTTCCTGCTTGGAAATCTGCACGCCCTTCAGGCGGGCAAGCTGGATGTCAATCTCTACCGCCCGAACCTTTTGCTGTGTCGTGGCAAGGTTGCCGAGCATGCTGATGCGTTGCTTTTCCAGGTTCAGCGCTTTCTCTTGCGCCTGTATCTGCTCGACCGTGACAGTCTTGTTCTGGTCGGCATTTTTCTTTTCAGAAGCCCCGAGCGCTTCTGACGCTTCTTTGGTTTGACCCATTTGGATCAATCGTTTGCGACCAAGCTCGATCAATGCCTCTTCATCAGCGCGTGTGAACGCGCGCTGTTCTGAGGCTTGTGTCGGGATCAGGCCGCTGGCATCGGAAAGGAAATTGCCTGCGGAGGTCGCGAGGGAAGTGAGCCCCGCCAGTATGTCGCCAACGACAGCCAGTCCCGTGATTTTGAATGCCGCCCAGGCTTTATTCCAAGCTTCCGTAAACTCGCGTGCGCTTTGAACCATCCTGGGATCGATACCCGAATCGCCCATAGCCTCCGCGGCCTTGCGCACTCCCTCGGCACCTTGCTCCATCAAACGCACCCATTCCTGAGTGCGGGGAAGGCCAGCGGCTTGCAGGATATTCAGCTTGTCAACTTCGTTTCTGGCATTCTTGACGAGATCGGCGACCTTGAAGAAACTTTCCTCGACCGTGCCAGCGGTTTGCCCGTTGATGCGCAAAAGATCGTTGAGACTACCGAGGCCTTGCTGCGCCAGACTGACCTGATCGCCGAACTGCTCCATGCCCTTGACGAATGCGTCAGTATCAATCCCCTTGATCTGCGCGGCCCCTGCCAGCGCTTGCAATTTGCCGATCGGGGCATCGAGCCGTTTCGATAGGTTATCGAACTGCAGCGCCGCATCTGCCCAGATCTTGGCCATACCCGCAATGGCGGCCGCTGCCAATCCAACACCGCCGACCAATAGACGCATCGGCGTGAGCATGCCGCCGACCTGCCGCGCAAAACCGCCCAGCGAGACGCCGGATGTTTGAAACACATCGGCGATCTGTGATCCCTGTTGAATTGCGACAGTGAACAGTCCTTGGCCGGAAGCCAGCGACACGCCAACGTCCTGCAATTGCCGCGACAGGTTGATCAGCTCGAAGCGCGCTAGCTTTTGTGAGTTGGCGTATTTTTGAGTGGCTTCAGCTCCTGAATTGAACTGACGCATGGCCATCTGCATCAAGTCGCCGGCACGCTGTTGCGACACCAACCCTTGCGCCGTCGCCGCATCGAGAACTTTGCGCGCTTGCGCCATCTGTGCTTGCGCGCGAACTGTTCCGTCCAATTGCCGCTCGAGCCGTTGGAACGCCTTCTCAACGCTCAACGTCGCACGCTCCGTCTGCACGGATGCCTGTGCGACGTTCTTCTCGGCGTCAGCAAGCTTGTTCAAGTCACTCGCCGCCTGCTGCACCCCTTCGGTGCGAGCCTTGATCGTTAGCGTGCGAATGACATCGAGCGATGCCATCAATGCTTCCTTACTTTGCGCTTCGGATTTTGACGGCTCTGCAGTCTCTGCATCAACTGCGTCACGCCTTCACGGTCCTTCGCGGACACGGTGTTCAGAGCTTCGTGGTCCTTTTTGGCATGCATCATCGTCAGGTACTCGGAATCCATCGCGCGGACGATGCGATGGAATTCGTCGGATACATCCCCTGACATGCCCCATTCTGCAACGTAGTCGCGGATGGCGGATCGCGGGATCGGCCCAACGGACATGCCGATCTGCCGCTCCGTCGATAGATCCCAGAATGCCTCCCAATAGAACCGCAGATGCTCGTGGATCTCGGGCTGCTCATAGAACTGCTCTGGCGGTTCTCTGCCGCGCTCGATCAGATTCAGCCAGCCTTTGACTTGCGCTCCCCATCGGTGCTGCCAGCGGAGAGCTTCACTAAGTTTCCCACCGCATCCTTCTCATCTTCTTCCTTGAGATCGGCGACGATGTTGGCGGCCCAAACGACACCGTCACGGAAGCGGCGGAATTCCGGGTCGGTGAGCAGTTTCTTCGCCATCTCCTTGTCATACGGAATGGGCTTTCCTTGCTCGTCCTCCAGGCCTTCCCAGTCGATCAAGCAGCAGTTGAGCAGGCACTTGGTCTGGATTCCTTCTGCTTCCTCCAGATCAAGCCGCCCGATGCGTTTCTTGCGCGGCACGGCATCGAGCAGCTTGTTCTGCAGCTTGCGCCAATCCAGATTGTTGGAGCCGCGCACTTTCAAGCGCAGCCCCTCCAGCTCGGGGATGTTGTCCACCCACGCGCCATTCTCCTGGCGGTCGGCATCGACCGCCAATTCGCTGATTTTCATGAAGACACCTTTGTGGGGATTGCCGGTCGACGCTTAGATCGTGGCCGGTTCCTGCGTGAAGATTTCCGAGCTGATCAGCACGTTGAACGTCGTCCTGATGATGTTGTCGTTCGCCCCGACGTTCTTGCGGGCCGATGCCACCAGCCCCCGGAAGAACCATTCCGAGTCGCTCATGCCGGCGGGGCCGTCCGGCGGGACGACACGAAACGCGAAATCGTCATTGGTGGTTTCCGCCACAGTGGCCGCTTGCTGGCCGGCATCGAGCGGATCATGTCCGCAAACGACCGCCATGGTACCGGCGTCGCGCGCGCCCTTGGCGTGCCGCACGCGGCCGTCGCCGAGAGAAGCGAATGTCACGTCGGCCGCCTGATCGCCGAACTCACCGACCGACTCAACCTCGTGGATTTCCTGCCAGCCAGTCATCGCCTGGAATTCGGCGAGCGTGTCGGCCTGCGCCTGAGTGACAGCGGCACCAATGTAGACCTTGGTACCCGATGCAGTAACGATAGCCATTTTACGCTCCTACAGTTACTCAACACGCCGTGTGACTGCTCACGCGCTCGCGAATTCGAACACGGCTTCCTCGAATTCGAAGCGATAGGGGACGATGGTTGCGTAGATGACCCAGTTGCCGTCGTAGCTGGCGTCGTCGATGATCGGGCCGTCCGGCTCAAAGGTTTGGATGCGGATGTCCTGAAACCTCACCGCGCGAAACATGTGCGCGAGCGTGTCGGACCACTCCAATCCTTGTTCTTTGCCGATGCCGCGCTTGACATGCAGCACGAAACGTATTGCGCCCTCTTCCCAGAATGTCCGGCCAAGTACGGGGCGCACGCCGTTCGCAATCGGGTACTGCACGACGAGGAATGCATCCTCGTCATCTGGCGGTTCTGTTGTGGTGTCGTAATCAATGACGGGAGTCGCGACCCAGTAGGCCGCGAGCCGTGCATCGATGGCGTCGGCAACAGCTTTCTTGGGCATTGCAGTGGTTAGTTGCGCGTCCCTGGACGGACGATGATTGCGGGCTGGCGCGTGTCGGAGCGATTGCCCGCGGGCCCGCCGGCGACGAAACCGCCGATCAGGCCGCGATAGCTGAAGCTGATGCGCGCGACGCGACTGAAGCGTCGTTTCGCCATGGTCGCCACCGCCTGATAGACGCCATCCGGCGCTTGCGGCGAGAGCCCGCGCTCGATCTTGCGCGCGTAGGGCACCGTGTTGATGAAGACGTATTCGTCTGCGGTCAGGATTTGCGATGAAGGCTCGATCTCGACCCCGTCCGCAAACAGCTTGTGCGATTGCTCGTATCGGCGGGTATCGACCGGCGAGTTGAGCACGAGCTGCTCGCCGATGTAGCGCAGCACGTCGGTGACGAGCTCAAACTCGGCAACGATGATGCCATTGGGCTTGACCGTCTGGAGCGCTGCACCGCGCACGCCGTCGACGAACACCATGTACGGCGGCACGCTGCCGAGTGCTCGCCGGTTGGTTTCCTTGGCTTCGTCGATCTGTTGCCGCGCAAATTCGGCAAAGATGTCAGACTGCAGATCCTTGCTCTCGATCAAGAGAGCAATGTCGCGGCTGATCGGATCGAGCTTGACTGTGACCGCCATCGATCGCTTCGAAGAATGGCTGGAAGGGGAAGCACTTCAACGCCGAGCCCGGCGTGCAGTTGATGATGTTCGCCCTGAAATGACGCAGGCTGCGTTCGAAGTCGCCGCGCCACGTCGTCATCTGGTTGACGCCGGGATTGCGCATCTTCCCGGTATGCGGATCGTGCCAATGCACGCCGCCGGCCACATGCATGTCGAAGCCGACCAGCAGGATCCGCATCGCGCCGAACTTCTCTGCCAACCGGATCGCGCGCAGGCCGGAATTGGACCCGGTGGTGTTGAACAGCTCGAGTCCGAACTTCCGCGCGGACACGGGCGAGCTTGTGTACTTGTGCCCAGGAAAGTCCGGCGCGCCGTTATGGTGAAACCACCAGACCGCATCGCAGGCGTAGAGCACGTCGGCCCAGGGCACCAAGCGCCAGGAACTGTTGACCGCGATCATCTTGGCGCGGCCGACGGTCAGCTCGAGGGGCGTGGTCGCTGCGCTCGGCCCCGAGCCGACGACAACCGCAGTCCTGCCCTGCCATTGCAGCAGATTAGCCACGGACCTGAAGTTCGACCGCGATGAGAACTTCGCCGACGCGGCGGGTTGAATCATCGACGCCTTGGATTGCCAGCTCTTTGCCGCGGACGATGCATTTGTCGGACGCCAAGACCGGCATGGCAAAGCCACCATTCACCAGATCCTCGGCCAGGACGATCACATTTCTGTCGCCCTGTTGAATCGTGTTGACCAGCTCTTGCGGTTGATATCCCCGCACCCGCGCCTGGGCCGGCGTGTCGACGAAGGTGCGCCCGGGCCCGGTGCCGCTGTAGCGCCTGATCTGGATCGTCTCGCCGTGCCGTGTCAGCTCGCGCCGATACGACTGCTGCACCATGAACGGCGACGTCATGCAAAGAACCTGCGATAGGGATCGAGCAGCTGCGCGACCTCGCCCGACACCATGCTGCGGTTGGCACCCGCGGTGATGCCGCCGAGCGTATAGGCGTGGACACCAGGAATCGTCTCGCTGCGCAGGTCGGGATCGCGCCCGATGGCGTTGTACTGATCGCGCACGAGGATCAGCGCCGCCTTCTCGATCGCTTCCGGCAGGCCGTCGAGCAGCGGATAGCCTGCGGTGTAGGTCACCACCAGCGAGCGGAACCATCGCCAGCAGCAACAGCAATGGTTGTAGCCGCCGAGGTGGTAAAGGATGCCCTTGCGCTCATCGAGGTCGAAGTCGCCGGTGCCAAGCTCGCTGCCATCCAGCTCGATGCTCACCACCGCGGTCACCGGCGTGCGATCGAGCACGATCGAATCCATCTGCTCGCCGCAGCCTTCGGGCCAGAACGTCTCCTCGACCGTCTCCTCGGCGAAGGTCTGCCCGCAATAGCCAACCACCACGGAGGACATCTCGTGGATCATCCGCATGATCTGCTCGTCCTGCGAGGTGTCGGCCTCGGTAAACCCCAGCTCGGCGCGCGCAGTTTCGAGCGTCGTCAGGTCGCGGCTGACCGCCGGCTCGAGGACTCGGATTCGGGATCGCATCTAAGTCGTTTCCGGCTCTTGCAGCAGGTTCACATATCGCCACCCGGCAGGGATGATTGTCGGATCATCCGTGACCGGGTTTTGCGGATCGATCGGCGGCCACGCCAGCGTGCCGAAATATGCAGGCTTCGACGTATAGAGGTAGCTGTTGCGAAAAGTCTTTGGGCTCGACGACAACCAATCTTGCCCGTTCGTGACTGAATCCCAGTTACCTTCGATCAGCGTTGTGCCAAACGTGGTTCCGACCCGATCGACATAGAGATCGCGAGGGCCGCCATCGCTGAACGGAAGCGGATCAGGCGGGTAGGTTCCATCAAATCCAGTGTTGCCCTGGTCTGGAAATCCAAGCCGGTAAATGGTGCTTGTTTGCCAGCCGGATTCTTCGACAAACTTGAAATCGGCTGGCGAGCCGATCTCACCCAGAACATTCGCAAGCACGGTATAGTAAAGATTCCTACGATCGATACAGACAGCCATTCTCTGAGTCGCATTGACCCAGTGATTGCGGCCGGTGGCGA